CGCATTTGCTTCAGTTTGTAAAGTCTCTTTAGTAAATTGAGGCTTTCTATCCTGAGCTTGTCCCAGTTTGTATTGAGCTTCATTCATTTTAGTTTGAGCTTCCACTAACTTTTCACTATCACCCGCATCATAAGCTTCTTTATACTCTCTTTGAGCAATCGCTAAATCGCTTGTATATTTCTCTTGAAGAGTTTTAAGATAGTCTTCTTCTCCTGTTGAAAGAGTTTCTCTAAGCTTTTGATTTTCTTCCACAGAAAGTGCTGCAACTCTACTAGCTTCTTTTTCACGTCTTTGAGAGGCTTCTTTCTCACGCCTTTCGTCATGCCATGCTTTTTTAAGTTGTGCCATTCTGTTTTTTACTCTATCTGAATATTCATCTAAAGTATCAGCTTCAAGCTCTTCTTTAATATTCTCAGGTAAAGGGTCTCTGTTTCTATCAGCTTTAGGAGTGTCATCTTCAATCTCAATATCAAAATCTAACTCCTCTTGTACAGGCTCAGCTTCTTTTTTAGGAGCTTTTTCAGCAACTTCAACGTCACCTGTCTTCTCCTCAGAAGCAACCTTTTCAGCTTCGCTAGCCTTTACCTCAACTTCCTCTCCCTCCATCTCTAATTCATCAGGGATTTCATTGATTATCTTTGCCATCTTTGCTCTCCATGTTATGCACGTTCGTAGCCACGTGGGTCATCCACTACAGCTTCTACTGTGTCGTCATTAATAATGCGAAACTCTTGTCCATGTATTTTGATTCGAGTTCCAGAATATGCCCTAGCTATAATAAAGTCTCCTTCTTTACACCAAGGACCTGTAGGAAATCTGTCTTTATCCAAGTAACACATATCTCCTAACTTCATTACAAATAAAACTACTGTTGAATGTTCTTCAATATTTCTAGTTTTATCTGATTTGATTATCCCACTATCATATGTTTCATCTACCTGTGGCACCATACATAATATACGATAGCCTTGGACATCAGGTAACTGAGTGGGTTTAGTTTCTTGTGTATCTACTTTTGGTGGATTTATAGGTGCACCAGATGCAGATACTATTTCTTTAGTTGGGGTTTGTATTTCACTCATCGTCTTCCTCCATATTTCTCATTATAGAAGCTATAAGACCTTGAGCTATTTGAAAGCCTCTGATAACACCACATGCGTGCATGTATTGTGCGTATTCTTCGGCTCTACCTTGTGCCATATCGTCTTTCATGCGTTGCTCTTCCTCGCCTAATTGATTAGCGAGAACTTTTAACTCGTCCATTGCTCTCTCCTGTTTTTAAGTTTGCGTTTTATTACGTTCCTTCTGTTGCTTTACGGCTTCAGCACCTAACTTAGTGCCTTCCATAAATTCTTTTGCATCCAACTCTTTTTGTTGGTTGACTGCGTCAGCACCAATCTTGGCACCAGCGATTCTTTCTTGCGACTCCATTTTTGCTTTCTCTAACTGGAGTCTTGCTGCGTCTATAGCAGAGTCATCATTCATTTTCTTAGCTTTTGCTTGAGCTTCCATTTGTTTAATTTGAAGCTCTTGTTGTTGCATTTGTATTAATGGGTCTTGCTGTTGTTGAGCAATCTGCTCTTGTTTAGCTTCAGCTGTATTTTTCTGTAGTAATTGGTCAGCTGATTTAGCAACAAGTCTAGATAGTTCAACTTCCACATCTTCAGGTAACGGCTCACCTGGTGGTGGTAGAGGAGCTCCAAGCTCTTCTTCAATTTTGTTTCTATATGCAAAGGCAATATGCTCTGCTATATGTGCTTCCATCGCTGCAAATACTTTATTAGCGTTTGGACTTTGTCCTATAAGTTCTCTAATTTTAGGGTCGTTAATAAATGCTAAGTGAGTTTTAATGTGTGCCTCATGGTCTTGATAAATAAATGCTTTCACAGGTTTACTGTTAATAATATTCATGTTCTCTGTAACAGGGTCCATAGGTTTCATATTATCTTTTTGTGGTATTAGTTTTTCTGCATTCTTAACACCAAGCACATCTAACATCTGACGGTTAAGTTCTATCATGTCGTAGATGTCTGGATTCTGTTGTGCTAACTGCATGACTGCTTGGTACTGAACTACTTTTTGTGACATAGTTGCAGCATTAGGGTCACTGACAGGTATAACTTCTACCTTATCGTAGTCACTTTGTTTAGCCATTCTTGAACCTGTCTCAGGTGTATAGGCATAATCAGCAGGAGTAAAATCTCTAATAATACCTTTGAGTAGTCTAAACTCTTGTCGCATAGCATAGTGAATACGGCTCTGCACCGCAGACATAACTTTTAATGTTCTTTCTAAGATAGCAAGTGTTGTTCCTACAGGAGCATTAGCTGACATGTCAGAAACTTTTAAATCAGCTGCACTAGCAAACCTTCTACCTTCATCAATAATTTGATTCATCAATGAATTTAAAACTTGACTTGGCTCTTTATAAGGGAGTGGTAATATATTATCTCTAATGCTACCTGATGGTACATCTACATCTCTAAACTCAGCAGGGGATATTGGTGTTTCATCACCTTTGATTCTAAGTCCTCTAGACTTAAACCCGCCTGGTAAGTTAGATAGTGTACCTGCATCAACTAATTGTCTTAATATCATAGTACCTGATTTAGCAAACGCACCTATTAAGTGTATTAAACCAAAGTGGTAAAAACCAAAACCAGGGACATAACCATAGTGCACAAAGTGTTGACGTTTTTGTTTAGTCTTATCGTCTTGACTATAGTTACGTCTAATAGATAAAACTGTGTTTGTGCTTTTCTCTATAGTTACCACATATGGCAAAGCAATACCTGTCTCTTTACCATCTTTGTCTTTATCTTCATATCCCTCTAAATCTAAATCAACATGCATCTCTAATATCTTAAAGCGACTATCAGTAGTTGCACTAAACCCCATCTTCTCAGCTATCTTTTTCTCTACATCATCTAGGTCGTAAGTTGGCTCACCTAAATCTATATCTCTATAGAATCCTCCAACCTGTAACTTACGTAAATCATTTTGTGTTTTACGCATTACATGAGTTACACGTTCTGCTGTTTCTAAATCCGAAGCACCATATGGTACAACGATATCTTCAGCTGGAACATACATAGATACTTGACGTTCTAAACTAGGGTCATAGTAAACTTTTTTAAATGCGTTACCTGCAAGACCTAAACCCCATAACATTCTCTCATGCTCTGGTCTATATTCTGTCATCTTCTCAGTCAACTGATAGTTCATGTTTTCTTGTACACGAGCCGCTGCATCTTTACACTCTTCAGTTTCTTTACCAATGATTTGTGTCTTTACAGGACCTGCTGCTGGAAATGTTTCGGTCATAGTCTCTGCTTGAAACTTGACAAGGGTTTCTGTTAATAGTGGGTGGTAGACATTACATGCTCCTTCCCACGGTTCACTTCTATCTTCTAACTTAAGACCTAGAAGTTCTAATCCGTCTACATAAGTATCTAGCCAATCTTTACGAGAACTTACATCACCTGAGTAATCATCAATTAAATCACTTGCTAATTTTTCTAAGTCATCATCATCAATTTCTTCAGCAAGGTTTTGATTAAACTCATCATCATCCATACGGTCTGGGTCAATATTAATCTCCATACCGTCAACACTGATGTTAACTTCGTCTGGGTCTACAATTTCAATCTCTAAATCAGGCTCGTCTTGAGCCAACTCTTCCATACTTTTTGGAGCTTCGTATAAACCCTTATCAACATCTGCCATAATTTTTTCCTATAGTATACAAATGATTACTAGCACTACTAGTACTACATTTATTATTAGATTGTATTTGGTGTGGATTTTTCTTAACCACTTAAGTTTCTCTCTTATAAATTGATATAACATAATTATCTCCGTTATTAAATAACATACAGACGTTTCTGATTGTACCTTTTAAAACTACGAATGTCATCTTCTTCGTCACTCGGCAACCTAATAAATCCGCCCTGCCTGAATCTCATCAAGGCAAGCGTTGTCGCATCCACTAGGTCATCATTCGCACCTGAAGGAAAATCGTTACATTCTTCTATCACTTCATGTGCCCACCTTCTATCTGGTGCCCATACTATACCTGAACTAAATAAATCAGACACAGCATTTACTCTACTAATTTTATCCTGTCCTTTGCCTGGTGTAAACTCTCCTACAGGAATACCCATACGTCTAAACTCTTGGTAAAGTGCAGCACCATTTGATTTCTTCTCTACCACAAACGCATCTGGCTCCCATGATGAATATTCTTCAAGACATAACTCTTTGAGTTCTGGGAACTCTAGTCTCTGTTTAATAGCATCTAGTAACATTATGTTGTAGTTGTTGGTCTCTTCATTCATAAAGACACCCCATGTGGTTAATGCATTATAGTCAGCACGATTGTTTGCTTCTTGAGCAGCGTCAAGCGTCATAATAATAAATTCACAGCCAGGAGGATTCTCTCCTTCCCACATGTTCCACCATTCTCTCTTAATAAGTGCCCCTTCTTCAGACACTGGGTTTTGCATGTATTGTGCGTTCCAATATCTTATATCTAAAGCTGCACGTCTAGCGGTAAGTTCTTCTAATGGCCAGAACTCAGGCCACAATGGCTTCTCCTCACCATTTTCTTCTAGTATTGCTGGGAACTCTACTACTTCCCAATCATCTACTTCATCATTCTTCACCATCTGGTTAACAATCTGCCCCGTCAAGTCTAATTTAGACCAACGAGTCATCACGACAATAATCGCACCACCTGGCATTAGACGTTGTAGGGGTCCTGACTGAAACCATTCCCATGCTGGTAGAAAAACATCTGGCTTTCCTAACTTAGCGTCTTGCTCCGAGTGAGGGTCGTCAATAATGAATAAATCGGCACCACGACCAGCCAAGGCACCACCCACACCAATAGCAAAATACTCGCCATTAAAGTTTGTACCCCAACGGGACGCTGACTTAGAGTCTGCTTGTAGCGAGACATCTGGGAATATATCCTTGTACGAGTCCGAACCAACCAAATTTCTAACTCTACGACCAAAGTTGACAGCCAAATCTGCAGTGTGCGAAGCCATGATGACCTTTTTTGCAGGGTGTTTTCCCAAAAACCACGCAGGAGCGAGATAAGATATAAGCTCACTTTTCCCATGACGAGGTGCAATATTAACAATAACCCGTTTACGCTTTCCTTCAGCGATTTCTTCAAATAATTTAGCAAGTTTTGCATGATGTGCTCCTACTTTGTAGTCTGGATAGACATGTTTAATAAATTCTAAGAAAGTTTTACCCCCAGCTTCCTTAACAAGCTCTGCTTTGTAGTCTTGGAGCAGTTTTAGGTTGCGTTGCCTTTCGGATTCGCTCATTTGTGGGAGTGCTTGCTCTAATAACTCTAAATCTTTAGGGCTAATCATCTTCAAACTCCACATCTTGTACTTCAACTACTTCTTTAGTATGTATAATCTTACCTTTGAGCTCATCAATCGTCTTTTTAAGCTCTCTTTCTAACTCTTCACCTGACTTATTAATGTGTGTGACCTCAGTTTTCTTCTTAAATGCGTCAACTCCGTCTATTTCGCCAATCGCCTTCCACGCACTGATGCGTTCTCTGGGTGATTTAGCAAGGGCTGCCTCTTGTAGTAGACCGTTTAGAACCGAAAGTTTAATATTAGCGAGGTCTTCTGTGACCATATGTGAGGTAGTGGACACTAAACCCGCTAAGTAAGCTATCGTTTCGTTAGGATAATTACCAAAATCTGGCTTCACTTTTGGATTTGCCATCATTTCTGTGGCCACTTCCTTTGCCTGCTCCATATTCTCTGCAGATGGCTCTATGTTTTCCCCTGCTAAATCAGAAATAAGCTTAACTGTATTAGCTCGCATCATAAGCTCTTCATCAGGAGACATGTCGGGTAGGGCTTCTCTGGCATTTTTTGGTAGTGGGATATTGTCCTCTATGTTTGGGACCATCACCACTTGGTTTTCGGAAGTGTTTTCTGTCTTCATGTGTCGCTGTTTACACCTATGTATATTATTTGCAGCTTACTTTACTTACTCCGAGTATAATATATAATATAAGTGTTGACAACAAAATACTATGAGGATTTACTATGAGAATGGACATGAACAAAGAGGGAGTTTTACATCTAGATTTATTTGATGTAGAAACCCAAGAAGAGCAAGACCAATTTATATATTACTATTTGGGATTGTCAAGACCTATCAAAAAGAAATTTGAGAACGCATACTACAGCTTATACAACAAAAAACTTTTAGCTGAACCAGAAGCACAACTTATTCACACAGACTTAAATGGTGTAACTCACATTGAAGTGCACCCTAACGACATACTTAAAAACTTGAGAATGATAAAACAAACCTTATCAGGAGATATTGTCGTAGAAGATGAAAACGAATAAACCTTTTGAGTATAAGAAATCAAATTACCCTTTGTATATTGTAGTTTGGAAAGACCACACGGCTGATAGTTCTTGGAAAACAGCAGAGGAAGTAGCAAAAGAAAAGCACGTGCTTGCCTATAGTATAGGATATTTAATACATCAAGATAAAGAATGCGTAAAACTATGTAACACCTACACTTCTGATGACGGTTGGGGTGGATTAGACTTGATACTAAAGTCTTGCATTGTTGAAATGTATGTGGTAGAAATGGAATAAGTAAAGTTTTAGGACAAATACAGTCCCCTACGTAACGATAATTTTTGGGTCTTTTTGTATTTATTTTTCAGCCCAAGTCTCGAGTTATTATTTATTGTCGTTACTTTCTTTCCCCCACGTTTGCTGGGGGTTTTTTTGTCTACAGTTTATGAGGCATCAACCCACGATAGTATAACCTTCTATACTGTCCGTTAATTTTACGGTTTGGGTGTGCTGCCATTATCTTTGCGAGTGTGTAATACATATCGCCTCCCTTGTTGAAACTTAGGTAAGCTTTTCTCCCATGCTTTATGGCTTTATTGAGTATACCTTGGTTTTTGAATTTTTTGCAGAAAATTTTTTTGTATTTGCCTTTCCTTTGATGACGGGGGGTACTTTACATATAGAGGGGGTCGGTGGCTGGCTTTACATATTTTTCTGATTATTTGTGTAAATTACTATGTATACACATAGTGCATACAATATGCTGACTTGGGGGGATATGGGGTAT